ACAATGTAATGTCCAAGTCAATGTCCTTGCCCAATAAGAGTGGTTTCATAATATCTTCCATCATTTTAGGACCAAAAATGCCGCGATTCTCAAACGCACCGAAAATCGCATGGACATCGTATTTAAAGACATTTCCCCATGGACGTTTGATAATATAATTGTCCAATGTATCCCAGTCATATTTTAGTATTAGCATAACGGCGACAATACCTCCGGCAGACACACTATGTATCGTTTCCACATTCTCAATGTCCCAAAATCCGCGCTGGCTGGTTTCTTTCAATGCACCATACGCCAATACGCCAAATGTCCCGCCGCCCGAAATCACCAAATGTTTGATCAATGGGGGTGTTTTTGATTGTTCGCTCATTGTCTATAATATAACACGAACGTTTATATTTTTATTTCTATTTTATTTTTTTCCCTGATTTTTTTCATAGACATATAGTAATATTACAATATGTCTTGCTTTTTATTTACGACGGATAGTGATGCGGTCGGGAAACTCGATATTGATGATTTGTATCAAAATAAACAAAAACGGGATATGCGCCAAGTTTCCATTTTCAATAAAATATTAAACCGAATCCACCATCGGATTACCATTACGGGCCGCGGGCGCAAAAACGAACAACACATTTGGTTCACCATTCCCGAATACATTTTCGGGGAGCCGGTATATGATAAGGCAGAATGTATCGCATATATCATAGCCAAATTGGAGGAAAACAAGTTTCATATTCGATATTTACATCCGAACACACTGTTTGTATCGTGGGCAAATTGGATTCCCTCGTATGTTCGTAACGAATATAAAAAACGTACAGGCGTTACAGTCGATGAACAGGGACAGGTGATTCGACGAAAGGACGAGCCCGAAATGCTTGATATGGGCGACAACCAAGACCCGGATTCCCGAATGTTAAATGCAGGGTCGATGAAAAACGGAGGAAAGACGCAAAAAGATTACACTCCGATACGTCAATATAAACCCGCTGGTCATCTCGTATATAATCCAGATATGTTTGAACACGTTGAGAAAAAAATTACATAATGTCCAAGATCACACTCGTTTCACCATTTCGATAATTTTCGAATAATTTGGCGTTTCTATATATTTCATATCATAGACGTACGCAAGCAACTGTCCAAGATTCCCGTCAGATGTAGCATTCGTCTCCATTTTCACGCGTTTTCGCGCCTGGTTTTTGTAGTGCAAAATGTGGTTTTCTGCATATGGATAACCGTCCTGTACGGCGCAATCTTGGACATTCTCCCACTGTATATGTCGGTTTCCCAACATGTATATGTAAATATATATCACTGATATCAGGTCGTCGCGGCGAGACCCGCTAATCCCATCATGTATGTGAATACTTACAAATTTAGGCGTTCCAAGAATGGTTGTATTGTCGGTCTTGGACACTATGTGTTTTTTTTCCTCATTCACATATACAGTTGAAAGTCCAAAGTCGATCAAACACAGTTCGTCGCCCTTCCACATAAAGTTTTGCGGTTTTAAATCGCGATGAATCACATACTCACCGTGAATGCTATCCAATATATTTACCATTTTTATGGCGACTGCAACCGCGTCATTTTGGAATATTTGTCTGGTTCGAAGCCAATCTTCCAAAGACACGTCGAATTTGGTCATTATTAATACCGGTTTTAGCATGTATATTCCGTACCAATACACATAGGGTATGTGTTTTACTCCTTTTGATCGAAGATAATGTAAGAGGGTGGTCTCGTGTTTTAAATTATTTAAGGACATATCCAAGATTTCTATTTTGATGGCTACTATTTCATTCGTTTTCGTGTTTTTTCCACTATATACTTGTCCAAATTGGCCTTGGCCGATCTTGGACAGTACCGCATATTTTTTGTTGATTATGATATCCATTTTGTTAATTTGTCGTTTGATGCAGCCCTTATAAGACTATATTATATATTGATAATATAATATGAAATACCCACCTGTTTATACCTATATCATATTAATTATAATCGCGATTATTGGATACTTCGTCGGTTCTATCATCAGAACGAATCAGGAATCTATGCGCACAATGCCGCGACCGACGCGACATCCAATGATCCCCATTTACAATAATTCCGCACCAGTATTTGGTCCATACCAGGCAGAAACCATGAACCAATTGATCGACCAAAACATATACAATTATTTTGACGACCGAGGTGTGCCGTATTCGAACACTATACAACTGTATGAGAGCATTTGCGTGAATAACGGGAACGCGTCGAATAAAACAAAGAGTCAATTAACAGACATCGGGTATTACATCTTGGACATTGTGATTCCAAACATACCTACGGTTACGAATCCAACGCCATCGGTGTCGTGGCCGGCAATACGTTGGACGGGAATGCCCCCATTCGCAGTTCATATATCCCCCAGACCGACATATCTCATTTATGCAGGGCAACCGCAAGATAGTTTTTCATATCAATATCACGCCGCGTCATTCCAGCCTGGGTTTAATAACACGTCAAACAATAATACACACTCGCAAGGTTCAACCACGCCAAGCAGTCCGCCCGCGGATACTGGCGGGGGGTCGGGTGCATCATCAAATAATCAATGCGGAATATGCACGGATTGTGTAGCTACTGCATTGGGATTGACGAATGAATCTGATAGCACTACTGCTGGTACAAGTGGTAGCAGCACGGCTGGTACTGCGAATTACACACAGGTAGTCCAATCCGTATCAGCAACGGGTAGTGTAGCATACACTTCAATCGGTACAGCTAAGGTGAATTCCAACACTACGATTGTGGGGTCGGATGTAGTGAGTGGTTATACAATTACAGATGCATCGCAAAACAATATGGTCGTGCCTTCGCCATTGCACGAATTCATTACCACAGACATCATCAATAAGTATTTCATTGAATCCGGACCCAACCAAGGAAAACCGACACAGGCGGCTATGGATTTATTCAATGAATATAGTCAAGGTCGAAGTCCAATGGACGATTTTCATAAGAACAAATTGCGAGATGTTGTATATTATGTAATGCAAAATATTATTCCTGGATTACCCACACTTCAATTACCTCGATCTTATGTGGAATGGGTACCCATCGTATGGCTGAGCAAGAATTCTACGTCACCCCAACAATCCTAAGTTGGTGGGGCGCATCATTGTATATGCATATATTATATATATACAATGAACTCGTTTTATAGTTGGTTTGATTCAATATTCGAAAATTTGTCCAAGCCAGTGTATTATACACTGGTTACCACGTTTTATCTAATGTATTTCGCAACTATATTTGGTATTGCGTATATTCAACCCAAATATTTAGACACTCTTAATAAATTCATTCATATATTTATTGGCGTTATCTTAGTATTGCGCTTCAATCCATATAGAACATTTACGTGCAGCAAAAATGACCAATTATTTATTTTTGCAAGCGCGACAATGTTGCTATTAAGCACTGGAATTACGGCGACATTTGAAAAATATGTGAAACAATATATATAATGCGCGCAATGCGACTTCTCGAGAAGATGAGTTTGCCTACTATGATACTATCAACTATAATCGCGCTCGTGGTTATCTATTTCGTATATCATTTGTTTAGTTCGACAACTGAAGTATATTACTATTACGTGGATGAGTTTAATGCAAATTCAAAGATTTTGTCGATGGAAAAGGACAAAACTTATACCAACTACATACATGCAAAATTGTACGATAAGCAACACAATCATGTAGGAGAGATGTCTTCCGTCAATTTCCATCAAATTATTGCTGAGAAGAATCGCGTAACTACACTGACTACCTACATTACTAAAAATGGATCAATTACATGCAATCTATTGTATGAAACCACACCGGATACGCACTATCTATATGGTAAAGTAGAAGATATTATTACAGAACATGAAACCGGTATGTATAAGGGTAATACGGTGGCTTTGCAGCTTCACGGAAAGCCCGACGGCGAGCGGGAAATAACTATCAGGACATCAAAAAAATGGTTTTAGATTGTATTGTAGGATAATCCATATATACGGAAAACATGTATTATATACATAAACATGTTTTCGATTCAACAATATATTGACCAAGAACGAAATAATCCGGATCTCCAATCCACATTGGATATCGAATCTATATTACGTGCGGCCGAAAATGTGGATATGGATTACTTGGGGGGCAAAACATTACACACATTTTCTCGTGAGATTGTCCAAGTTTTGCGCGAAAATAATTTGGACCAAACACAAATCCAGGAAATTTGCGGAAAACTGTCCGAATACCGATTGATAAATGAAATTTATCAATTGCACAAAGGAAAACACGTACGCTGGTTACGAAATGGTCGTCTTACGAACGGCGGAATCGTAGTGGATGTGAAATTCTTGGACAGTGGGACGCACATTTTATGTAAGAATAAGCACATGTTCATTCAATATAAATATGATGAATGCGTTACATTCCAGCGATTTTCGGAAGACGAAATGATTATTTTACAAGTTGTTTCCAATATTGCGGCGTAGTTTTCTCGTTTTGCTTTGGAGAACTTCATATACAGACCGCCTTCGTGTTTTCGGCGTCTTTGATACTAAATAGAAGAACTCGCGTATATGGTACATGATTTTTTTGGAAACTAAAATGTCGGTCTCCGTCTCGGCCGGCGAGATTGGATGACGGTTTAATTCATAGCCATGGTTCTTATACCAAGTGATCATCTGCGTTTTCAGATCGCAGTTTATATTTCGCGCAAATGCTTGTCCAAGATTACTATCTAAAAACCGATCAATAACGGTTTTTTTACTTAATCCATGAAAATACGGTTTCGGTTGTATATAAAACATATATCGTGTTTTCATTTTCGGGAAGAATGTATTATCTATAAAACACAATTCCGTTTTGGGTGGTATTAAAATACATTGAATTAAATCACTATATGTTTTTGCGTGAGTTGTGCGTCGATGTTCTACTACTTCGCCGTTTATTTTGAATGCACGAATAATCTGGTTAAATAAACCGCTCATATTATAATGTTCTTCAATAAAATCGGTAATAAAATATGTCCATGTATCGGGAATACATTGAGTATTCGTATAAATATGAACCCCTCCACAAATTCGTTGCTGTTTTTTGTAATATAAAAATTGCAAAATGCTCACGATTCCACATCGGAAAAATTCGGGATACAATGCGAGAAGTTTTTTAACAAGAATTGATGGTTCTGGTAATAGTAGCGTAACATGTTCTTTGCCCACATCATCCAAGCACGTATATAATAAATATAGGTCGGAAAAAGACCCGATGGTCTCATCTAAATCAAATATGAAATGTTTTTCGCGTTTTATATGCTTGTAACATTGTGTTAATCCAACTCCTCTATACACACATACATCATCTTCGCTACTTTCATTCATATATCGGAATTATATTATAGGAAGATGTTGTAATATACAAATATTATGCGCGAAACTATATAGTGATTGCGTTATTATATTATGTATATCATGAACCGCGCTCAACAAATGGAAGCTGTGCAAAAAACGGGGTTAGAACTATTCAAAAAAAAGAATGCAGATTACGGGGATGCATTTGCGAAATATGGAGTCATTGGGGTTTTAATGCGAATTGAAGATAAAATTCAGCGCTCCATGTCTATTACCAAGAATGGTGTGAATTTGGTGGATGATGAATCGATACGGGATACGCTGTTGGACTTGCATAATTATGCCGCCATGGGCATTATGTTGCTCGACGAAGACAGTAATTCCTTATCCCAAAAACATAGACATGCTGATCGATAAGTAGGTCGGTAACATGTTCGTCAATATATCATCAGTACAATATGCACATTGTACTGATTTTACACCATTGAAGATTTCAATCCGCCAATGCCCTTCGGGCAATCTGGTGGTGCTGCACGGCACGCCTTAATTTCCGGTAGAACCAAACCCACCTGCACCCCGTTCCGAGTTTTCAAAAAAATTATCGCCCACCAATTCGACTAAAATTGGGCGCAAATCCGGCGCGCAAATTTGCAAGAGACGATTATGCTTTTCGATCATATACGGCGGAGAACCACTGCTCATGTTGCGAAATGCACCAATAATGGGACCGCGATATCCACTATCGATGATTCCAACACTGTTCGCCAACATCAATGGTGTTTTGGAAATACTCGATCGAGGATACATATAATATCCGGTGGGGCGCCCACGTTGCGTAATTGCATCGTAAATATGCATTTCACATTTTACATTCATAGAGGCGAACTCCGTATTTAGACTACCAAATTTGGTATCCTTGGGGAAAAAAAGGTCGAATCCTGAATTGGGATACTTCGAAGTGCGTACGCTATGATTGTGTTGCGCTACTGCATTTTGGTATTTTTGCAACAGTTCTTGATCAGACGAATCGACGGACAAATATAGAATAGCATAATTCGAAGGCGAAAACATGGCTTGTTATATATGATATACAAGCCACGAGTTTAAATCTTTTTGAGAAAATGTTTAGCGCAATTTCTAAAGTTATGTTATAACGAGAATGAGCGAAGAAGATGCATCCATATATAAAAAAATGGACTTTGAATTAGAAGAAAAGATGGTAAACGGTATTAATTATCACACATATGTTTTGCCGAAAGGAACGACTATTTATCGAGGAGATACGGTCGCATATTTAGATTATACCAAGTCGAATGATGACTTACCGAATTTGGCGAAACCCAATACCTTTTTCACATTATTCGAGAACGAGGCTAAAATGTATGGCGTTCCGCTTGAATATAAAACAACTGCCGCTATGTATTTATTGGCTATGGATCAACATGATACTAACAGTGCGTTCTATGATAATGCGCCAAGTAATATCAAACTATTATTAAAACAAAATTACGGGTGGGAAAGTGGAATGCGCGACTCTGATGCTGGTAAAGATGATAATGTCGCAGAACACATATGCAGTATCGGATTAGATGGATATGCTTCTGAACCAATGGATGGTAGCGGCATGAGACCGAAATTACCATCGGAATTGCTAATATGTGGGAATAAGAATGTACAATTTGAACAAATAGCAAAATTGACCAGGCGCGAATTAGAATCTCAGATTGATAAATATAATTCGCGCAAAGCGGCTGAACAAACGAGCAAGGGTCGAAAAAGTAGGCCGGAAACAGAAGAAGAAACATCGCCAGAAAAAGGGAGCGGTTTATTTGGACCACCCACGCCAGAAAAAGGGACACCCATAAAAAGGAGACCTGGCTTATTTGGATCAGATTCTGATTCAGAAACAACACCCATAAAAAGGAGACCTTGCTTATTTGGACCAGATACACCCCAAAAAGGAGGGAAACGAAAATCCAAAAAAGCAAAGAAAAATCTAAAAAGAAAAACGCGCCGAGCAACACATAAATAGGCGCCAAGTTATTTGGAATCATGTTCCAAATAACTCTATTTTATACATTGGTTTCCGAAACCAACCCACTACGCTTAAAATCTTTCCATGAAATGGCCTTTCCTTCGACTTGAGCCACAACATCTGTCTCGCGTTCTTTATCCAAATTATCCGCGCGACGAACGGCGGAATCTAAATACAAATCCTTCAAATGCCGTCCAATCATCACAGACCCCTGTTCCTGGTCCAATTGTCCGTCTTCAATTAACTTTAACACAATCAGAAATTTCGTCATAATGGTAAGATTGATTTCATCCTTCATCGTACGAGTAAAAATATCCATGTAATTGTCGTAGAGAAACGAACATTCTGTATGCACAATATTGAAAAATTGCTCAGGCGACTGCGATCGCAATTGAGCATGCTCTATTTTCAATGCTTCAATGCGGCGAATATTATCGCGAATTTTTGTGCTATGTTTTAGACGTCGAATATGATCGGTATTATCCTGATATTCCATTTCACTGGACATCCTCTTCAAATTCAAACGCTCATCCTTACTCAAATTCATGTTATATATGGGTTATTGAAATTGTTTTTATGTATATTCAAGGCTTTATAATATATGAAAAGAATGTATATTATAGATTAAATATACATGTCCAGCGACGCAACGACGACACCCATAGAATTCATAACTAAATATTTTGTACCACCGGATACAATGCAATACATGAAATGGGGGCAAGCGGGTTTAGTGATATTTTTTTTCGGGGTCATGTTCGCAGCCATTGCTTATACATACATATACATCAATTACTACACATATCAAGACCGAATTAGTGTAATTACCAACGCGTATTTGTTTGGAAAAAACCCGCAGCAGCAATTTGAAAATTATATCAAAAATGCCCAGGCCGAAACAATTTCCGCCGCATTAAATGATATTCAATCCGCGGGCAACAATTTGAGCACGGCAAACGAACGATTGAACAGCAACGCATCCAGATTAGCACGTAAGATAGATACGGACGTCCAAGATAAATATGCAGAGTCAAATAGTTTAGGCATCTCGATTCAAAAGAACATAGCTAAATTAAGGGACACCATTTCGAAGTTGGGTGGGGCGTTTGTTCTGAATAATTATATGACGGACGGGGCAGTTATGACTACACAGGAGGTCAAAGCAAAGGGCACCTAATCGCGCATGATTGTATGGAGTAAAAAACGCGCTATAATATAATGACACAGTTTGTACCAATTACATATTATTCATACAACACTCCATCATATTATGGGTGCATTGCACTGCTTACATTAATCGGAGCATTTTATATAGTGCTCAATTTAGCATTAAAATATGAAATGTACAACAATATAGACAAATGCGACCCGATGTATTACTATGGGCAACCCTGCCGTAATGAAATGGCTACTGCATTATTAACGAACCCCACATTCTTAGAAGCAAAACACGCATTTTACGACAAAGTTGCGAAATATGACGCATCCAACAATGTATATATTGGCGCCCAACAAGACACCGAAAATGATGAAGCATCAATCAATCAAGCAAATACATCCATACAAACCAATTTAGACGGAAATCAGGCATTTACGGATAATACAATCGGTGAGATTAACGACATTACCGATTTTGCGAAAATGCTTTCCGGGAAATATTTAGGAGATGTGCAAACTCTATTGAGTTCGGTGAAAAATGCAGATAGCACAGTAGAAACACAATTACAAACCATCCCGTCACAAATGGAAATATTGAAAAATCAAATCGATACGGCGTTTATTACACCTACCATGACGCGGTATAGTGCCCCATTAAAAAAATTATACAAATCATTGACCGACATGACCTTAAACTCGAATGAATATGCATAATACACATGGAAAAAATCATCATCCATGTGTATTACTTTTTCTCCATTACAATATATATTCGTTTCAAAATGAAAAATTCTAGCGACCTTTCTTCCGGATTACTCATCACAATCATATTTTTAGCCATAGTAGTTATTTTTACCACGTTTATGGCTGCGCGCAAGGTAGTCCCGTACAATGCGGGATCAAAATACGAGACTATGAGCGTCGAAGGATTCTCCGATCAAAATCTGCGCCCGCAGCACTATGCTACTTATCCCGGCGGTCAATCCACGGATGTGAAGGATCAGTACTTAATCAAGAGCACTGCAGCCGATACCACTGCGCAGCGCGTTCCGGGCCTTTCTGGCGTATTTGGTCCAGGTGAAACGACAAACAAGATGTTGGATATCTATTCTACCGCACAGGGGAGCTTAGCAGACAAATGCGCGAGCACATCGTCTGAAATGAGCAATTCCATGGGGTACTTATGCTTGAACCAGGATCAATTGAAACTGCTTACCACCCGTGGAGGCAACCAAACCTGCACGACTTGCACAAAGTAAATGCACGTGCATCTACTCAAAGGTTAGCATGCAATGCTCACAATAACGAATCGTTTGAGAACGATCGATGTCTATATCAATCACATCGGTGGTAATGCTATGAACGCAATAACTTTGCAAATATGAACGGACTGAGCTACAAATCTGCCGATATACCCCATTTCGTTTAGACGGCTCCGTCCGCTCAAGTGATTCCAGCGCTTTAGCCATGCATTTGATATCTACAGACATAATACTATATAAATACCGTATTCGTACTTATATAGTTTATACAATTTAGTTTTTACAGAAAAAATAGTCACCCAATCGCGACTATGCGAAACGCATATTCAATGGTTTATACATACATCGCCAAAAAACTCTGATTTGGCTCTTTACATTCAATCAGTTTTTTCACATGTTCATTGGTAACAGTCAGTGGGAACGTAACTTGCATATCCAGATTTTTTGCGAAAATATTCTTTTCCGGTTTCATCAATCGGAACAAATTGAGCTTGGTATGAATGATCTCCAAACATCGCTTCAGATTGCGAACACCCTCTTCGCCCATGGTGATAGATTCATTACCAATAATTTCACTCAGGATCGCATCGGGGATAACCAATTCGCCTTCTTTGTATGCGACCTGTTCTCGAATTTTCGGCAAAAGAAAGTCTCGCGCAATCACCAGCTTTTCCTTTGTTTCGTATCCCTTCGTCATAATCCGATACATGCGGTCTCGCAAAATGGGATTCACGCGGCTTTCATCGTTGTAACTAAATATGAATAGACATTTACTCAAATCGAACTCAATTTCGGAGAAATACTTGTCGTGATACTGACTGTTTTGAGATGTATCCGTCAAATGAGTCAAAATACCTATGATTTCCTCTCCGCGCGGGGTATCACTCACCTTGTCCAACTCGTCAAAATAAATCACCGGATTCATGCACTTGCTTTCCATTATAATTTGCACGATGCGACCCCACAGACTGCCCTCATATGTATATCCATGTCCTTCGAGGAAACTCGCATCGCCGGTTCCACCCAGTGCAATAAATGCAAACTCGCGCCCCAAAATTTTACTGATTCCTTCCTTCACCAGGGAGGTTTTGCCCGTTCCAGGAGGGCCCTTGATTGCGATGGCTGTTCCTAAAGCATCTGGATTTGTAATCCACTGACCGATCATCTGCATAATCTGCATCTTAGCATCGTCTAAACCATATACACATGAATCCAACGTCTTCTTCGCATTTTCCATAAAATCACTGCATGCATCAATTCCGTCCTTAATACTCACATTCAGATTCTTGTACGTGGAAAATGGAATACGCATAAATCCATCGACCCAGGTCTTCAATTTGAAATATTCCGGGTCGCCGGGTTCCATCATACGTAACATATTTACCTTTTGCATAACAGTTGCCTTAAATTTGGGCGGAATATTGCTGTCCAATAAAGTCAATCGATATGGCTTTTTAATGGTAATATGCTCATTAATATCCTTCAACTCTTTCATTACACGCAATTGCTCCTTGTTTGATAACTGCTTCTTGAAATAATCGATTTCACTCGTTTTCTTTTCTTCACTGTGAATCATTTTGTAATATTTCTTCGCGTTCTTCATTCGCGTTCGTTTCACCAATTTACGAATCGAATCGCGGCATTCATCGACTGCATGGAGTAAAATCTTGCTGTGTGGTTTCTTCGCCAATTTCTCGGACAAATGCTTTTTCAGTTCGACCAGGTCCTTATATTCACTTTCCGCATCGGCCGGTTCCGCGTCTTCGGATGATTCCGACTTATTATGCTTTTTCTTACCGTTTTTGCTCTTTTGCTTTTTCGCATCAACCTTTGCGGAAGAATCGGCCGTCTCTGGTATCGCGACGGATTCATAATTTTCCTTCATGAATAATTTCTCGTCGTCACTATTGCAGTCGTCATCCAACTCGTCCTCAATTGCTTGCTCGTCTTCCGTGGGCCCTTGATTTCCACCAGTCAGCGCATTAAAAATAATATTAAAATCTTGTACCCCATCTTCGTCATCCGCATCGTCTTCATAATATTCATCATAATCATCGTCCTCTTCTGAACTTTCATGACGTTTTGCCGCCTTCTTCGTCTTCTTCTGCTTCTTCTTGGAGGCCTTTTTACTGCGGCGTTCTTCTTCATCATCGTCGTCGCGCACTTTTTTATTCATATAATTCGACGGAAATAAGGTTGCAATTGTTTTACGCAATTCGCGCGGGTCAATATATTCTTCGTCATCATCATCATCATCATCATCATCATCATCATCATCCGATTCATCTGAAGGAGACTCTTCGCGATCCTTGCGCCGACTACGACCGCGATTCTTTTTACTCGGCGGGACGTAAGTGGAATCACTTTCGGATTCAGAAACAGTCTCATATTCACCGGATTCATCGCTTACATCCACTTCCAACATAATATTTTCATCGTCCTCCTCTTCGTCGGAATCCTCGTCTGTGTCTGGATCAGCGCGCCCCTTGCGCAACTTCTTCTGAGTACGCGTGTTGTACTTCTTCTTTTTATCTGGACTATTCTTAGCAGGAGGCATTTTTTTCTGATATGATAATATCTATTATATTATTTATTACCTTTTTGAATAATATATTTGTTTCATATATCCATATTATGCAGCGATAGTGATCGTACTTGTTAATATCACGCACATCACATACCATGCAATAGCGAACAAAATTGATTTAAACATTGTATCGACACAAAGGATATAAAATATACGGTACTATAATATAGTAAACAATGTCGGCATCTTCAAAAATGGATGCTTATAAGGCCCCTTCCAAAATTATTGGTATTCAATTTAGTATGTTGTCACCCGAAGAAATTCGCAAGAATTCTGTCGCGGAGATCACATCACGCGATACGTATATCAATAATAAGCCGGTTGTTGGTGGATTGTTTGATCCCCGAATGGGTGTGCTGGAACCCGGTATGATTTGCCCAACGGATGGTTTGACGTATATCGACACGCCCGGATATTTTGGCCATATTGAGCTTGCGCGACCAGTATTTGCGATTCAACACATCAAGGACATCATGAAAATTTGTCGGTCGGTATGTTTCAAATGCAGCAAACTCCTTATCAATAAACATCAACACAAGCATATCTTGTCTCGGCCATCGGACCAGCGTTGGGAATATGTTTCGGCTTTAACTTCGAAGATGATTAAGCGCTGTGGAGAACATACCGAGGATGGATGTGGCTGCAGACAACCCGACAAAATCAAGTTGGAGGGTATGGCTACATTATGCGCGATCTGGGAAAACATCGATACGGCAGAAGGGGGCGAAAGTCAAAAGGTGACTATGAAATTGACTCCCGAAATTGTGCTCAAGGTTTTCAAGCGTATTTCCGACGACGACGTTTCCTTCATGGGATTTAGTCCAATTTGGTCCAGACCGAATTGGATGATTATGGAAGTTTTGCCGGTTCCACCTCCAGCGGTTCGACCTTCCGTAAAACATGACGCGCAGCAACGTAGCGAAGACGATTTAACTCATATTTACAGCAATATTATCAAAACGAATAATGTGTTGCGTGAGAAGTTGGCCAATCCTGAAACGCATCCAAATGTAACTGAAGGCTGGTTCACCATATTGCAGCACTCGGTTGCGATGATTGTGAATAATAAAATCAAGGGTGTCGCTCCGATGGCTCAGCGGTCGGGTCGCCCACTTCAATGCATCATGGGTCGTCTGAACTCAAAGAATGGTCGCATCCGAGGCAATTTGATGGGAAAGCGTGTGGATTTTAGTGCGCGCTCCGTCATTACTGGCGACCCCAATTTATCCGTAAAGCAATTGGGCGTTCCTATGAAAATTGCGATGAACATAACTAAACCAGTTATGGTGAATGACCGCAATCGCGAATTCCTCATGAAATTGGTGCAAAATGGTCCCGATGAATATCCAGGCGCGAAGATTCTTGAACGAAGAAATGGGGAACATATTTCCTTGCGCTATGTGGATCGCGGGTCAATTCGTCTTGAGAACGGCGATGTGGTGCATAGGCATATGATGGACGGCGATGCGGTTCTCTTCAACAGACAACCCAGTTTGCATCGAATGTCTATGATGTGCCACATCGCAAAAATCATGAAGGTCGGCGACACATTCAGAATGAACGTCGGCGACACAAAACCGTACAATGCGGATTTCGACGGGGATAGATTTTGTCCCCAACAGATGACTGCTTACTAAGTTGTAGATAATACTTAGTTGGGAAAACAGTGTAATATCTACTGGTAAATGTATTTCGCATAGGTACATTCTACTAATATAATCATCTAGTCGATTCTTTAAAATAATATAAACGTTTCTCGCTCTCTATAATAATAAAAATGATATTAGATATTGGTGAAAAAGATAAAGTCATTGGTGAAATATACAAAATCACTAATACTACAAATGGTAAAATTTATATTGGTCAAACACGTAGTCACATATTAAACCATAATAAATATAGACCATTTGGATACTTATGCAGATTCAACGGCCATTTTCACGAAGCAAACGGCAATGACAAAAATCAATGTAGATATTTGAATTGTGCTTTACGAAAATATGGAAAAGATTGCTTTACTTGTGAAAAAATTCACACCTGCGACGTCGCCGAATTAGACGAGCTTGAAATGCAATATATAATTGAATATAACTCTAAGTTTCCAAATGGCTATAATTTAACTAGTGGTGGTAAAGGAACAAGAAATAATCAAGGCAAATTCATTTGGAGAATAGATGAACCACCGCCTCGAGTTTTAAATCCTCAACCCAAAAGTGACTATACAAAACAGTTGATTTCGGTTAGGTTAAAATCTGCTCTTGATAATACAGAACATCGAGAGAAAATGATGAAACTAACACAGAACCAACATTTGACCAAAAAATATGAAGCATTCAAAAACGTTATAATAGTCGATGCCGATATTGATAATTATATTCGGGTTCTTAAAAATAATACGAACAATACCGAATATGTTCGCATAGTCATTGATAAAAAACGAATAACAACCTTTGTAGGAAAACATGAACCAATAGATGAAATAAAAAAACGAGCGAGAAATTTTATATTAAATTTAAAAGATTGGCAACGTGACCAAATTGCTGGAAACTTCTTAGAGCCTTCACTACCACTCATATATGGAAACACGTATGAGGAACTCGGTTAATTGCCGAACCCAATGGTAAAAATGTGAAGGATTGGACAATCAGCAGCCATGCTTCTAAATCCGTTATGATAGGATACGAAGAAGGTTCAGAGACTAGACGGTTGCGGGTCTTAAATGAAGGTTTAATCAACCGGATAAGGCACAAGGTATAGTCCGTCCCCTTAGGAAACTTTGGGGGGTATTTGACTGCATATATGCGGCCAAATAAAAATGGAGATGAATATGCACATGCCGCAAAACGTATTAGCGGAAACGGAATTGCGCCAATTGGCGGCAATTCCCCACCAAGTAATCAGTCCGGCCAGTAATTCCCCGATTATTGGTATCTACCAGGACTCATTATTAGGGTCGTATCGAATGACCCGACCGAATATTAATTTTACGCCCAAAGAGGCGATGAATTTACTCATGATGTTCCCAAATGTGGATATAGAGGCATTGCGTGAGGCGGGCAGCAAAATATCCAGCTTTGATGTATTATCGCAAATCATGCCGCCGCTTACCATGGTATATAAAAACAAAAATTATAAAGAGGGCAAGGATCAGTTTGAAAGCTCGCACAATGTATTCGAAGTGCGAAACGGCAAATTTTATCGCGGACAGTTGGACAAGTCTGTAATTGGCTCTACATCCAAGGGCTTGTTGCATCGTATTTGCAATGATTTCGGCAACATGGCGTGTGTCGATTTTAACGATAATTTGCAAAACATAGTTACCGAATATTTGAAGACGAGTTCATATAGCGTTGGAATTAGCGATTTGATTGCGAACAAGACAACCCAGACACAAATTCTCACAGCCATTGCAAAGCAAAAGGGCGAGGTTCAGGAGCTAATCGATAAGGTCCATCTCGGCGTATTTGAGAATAATACATCCCGCTCCAATCAGACCGAGTTTGAGACATCCGTGAATAATGTCTTGAATAAGGCAACGGAAGAGGCAGGTAAGATTGGTCGCGATAGTTTGGATCCAAACAATCGGTTCTTGATTATTGTGAATTCTGGATCTAAAGGTTCTCCCATCAACATTTCCCAGATGATTTCTTGTTTGGGTCAGACAAACGTCGATGGTAAGCGCATTCCATATGGATTCGATAATCGCACATTGCCGCATTATCACAAGTTCGACGATAGCCCGGGTGCGCGCGGGTTCATTGAAAATTCCTACATTTCCGGTTTGACTGCACCCGAATTATTCTTCCACGCAATGGGTGGCCGCATTGGTCTCATTGATACTGCGGTAAAGACTTCTCAAACTGGTTACATCCAGCGCCGGTTGATTAAAGGCCTGGAAGATTTGAAGGTGGAATACGACATGACTGTTCGTAACAACAAGGGTAAAATCATCCAATTTGCATATGGAGATGACCATTACGATACTACCAAGGTGGAAAATCAAATTATTCCATTGGTTGGAATGAGTGTGGAGGATATTTATATGCATTACGATATCGTTGGTCTCAATGACGAAGCCAGTGGATTGTTAAGCGTATATAGTCGAGGCGCAATCTCCCGGTTGAAGAAGCAAAAGGTACAGGCAAGAGAAAAGTGTGAAAAGTATATTCAACAAATGCTCGATTCGCGCGATGAACTTGTACGTAATGTTTTCAAGAACAAGAACGAGAATTCGATTTCCATGCCCGTATGTTTCCAACACCTGATTGCTAATGTACATGGTCAAATGGGTTTAAATTCACACAGTATTGTGGATATTACCCCATTAGAAGCATTCGAACTAATTGAAGACAATCTGGAGCGCATGAATCAAACGACGTTCGCCCCTCTGACTAAGTTGTTCAAAATCATGTATCATTATTATTTGTCGCCCAAGGAATTGTTGGCGAATAAGCGTTTCCATCGCAAGGCACTTACCGTGTTATTGGAGACAATCGCAACCAAGCATAAAGAGGCGTTGGTACATCCAGGAGAAATGGTCGGCGTAATTGCAGGTCAATCGATTGGTGAGCCGACCACACAACTCACTCTCAACACATTCCATTTGGCTGGTGTTTCTAGCAAATCCAATGTTACTCGTGGTGTGCCGCGCATTGAGGAAATCTTGCGTCTTACAAAGAATCCCAAACACCCGTCATTAACCGTGTATTTGAATCCGATCGACGAGGAGGATCAAGACAAGGCCACGACCTATGCGACCATGATGGAGCATACACGATTGGTAGATGTGGTGAAATCGATTCAAATTTGTTTTGATCCCAATACAAACACTACAAATATTGTGGATGACCGTTTATTGTTGGAACAGTATTATGAGTTCGAGAAGATGATCGACGGATGTTTGGCGGAAGAGGATATTGCTTTGAACAATGGAACTCAAATGCCCCACCGTTCTATGTGGATAATTCGCATGGAAATGGACTCCGAAACGCTCCTCGATAAGAACATTACAATGGACGATATTCACTTCGCTATCAATAACAGTCATTACGGAAGCGATATTTCATGTGTATTTTCAGATTACAATAGCGACAATTTAGTATTCCGTATTCGCGTGAATAGTGCATTGTTCGGCAAAAGTAAGAAGAAGGGCGTTGCCGAAACATTGGATCAATCCGACGAAATTTATCTGCTCAAGAATTTCCAAGATACTTTGTTAAATAATATTGTTCTTCGTGGTGTAAATAATATTGAAAATGTAATTGCTCGCAAAATTCAAAATTCTGTGAAGAAGGTGGAACAGATGCCGGCAATTAAAAAGGGGCAATATGACGTGGCGTCAGATAATCAAATGCCGCTTAAGAAAGACGACGGCAAATTTGTAAAACACGATATTTGGGTGTTGGATACTACCGGTACAAATATGTTAGAGGCCATGGCGCTGGATTATGTGGATCCCACGCGTATGATTAGCAATGATATTCGCGAAGTATTTGATGTTTTGGGCATCGAGGCAGCACGACAAATGATCCAGAATGAGATGATGGACGTCATGGAGTTCAGTGGTGTATATATAAATTATCACCATTTAGGATTGTTGTGTGATCGAATGACTTGCAATCATAACATGGTTCCTATCTTCCGGTCTGGTTTGCTGAATGATAATGTTGGCCCGATCGCGAAGGCAACGTTTGAGGTTCATACAGAAGTATTCTTAGACGCAGCTCGGCATGGTGACTTTGACCACATGCGCGGTGTTTCTGCAAATGTGATGTGCGGTCAGTTCGGCAACTATGGTACTGGCGCGTTCCAAGTGGTATTGGATATGAAGACCATGGAAGAGCTCGATGCGTTTAATGTATCAGCAGAGAGAACGGATAATATTCAAAATGCATTTAACACTGCAGGTGATAAAGGCGAATGCAGTAAATCGCAAATAGCCATTCATAACAACGTTTCAAATATTCACACAGTGGGCGACGTGGGCGTTTGTGATGACGACTATGATGGCGGATTTTAAATCTTCGTTGGAATAAACCATTTCATCAATATATAATATAATTTTATAGTGATAACATATACCATTATATGAGCATTTTAGGGCTTCTTTACGTATTTGCGTTGTTCTATGTTTTTATTCCGGGAGCTGTCTTTAACCTACCGTTCAAAGGGAGCAAATTAGCACATTCATTGGTACATGCTTTATTGTTTAGCATCATTTTATTTTTTACCTACCATACAGTTTCACCTATTTACGAAAATGCTTCCCAGTGCGTTCCGCTCGAAGAAATATATGATGGAATGTAGCACATTTACACCCTAAGTGATTTGATTTTTACAGTAATCAAATCATTTACCCATTTACTTGCGTTTTATCAAATGATATTTCGCCAAAAAGCTGTCCAAGCTTTGTATATTTGTAGCGTATTGCGCTTCGCCGCGTTCTGCTCGTAAAAACATGTCTCCTTTCAATTCGGAAAATGTCCATGCGGGCTGCAATACATGATATGCAGGCGGGATATTAATCTTCACATCCACCGGTGAGCGAACAAAATAAAACTTCTCATTCGCCCCACCTCTTCTGCCGAGTTGAATCCAATTTACACTATTGACTAAGAATTTCAACGACGTGGAAGAAAATAGAATCACCGGCATTTTCGCGACTTTGCAAAATACCCACCAATCCAAGTCTGTAATATAGTACTCATCGCTGAAAATCGCCTGTTCCAATGTCGATTTTCCATTTTTGACGGAATCCATCAAATCACGCTTTCCTTGGTTGCGCAAAATTGAAATAATTTTGTGATTATAATCCGGGATTTCAAGTAAAGACTTGTACCCGTTCCACAGCGCAGTCTTAATATTTTGAACGGAAACGCCCGTTTTCTTATGAATTTCTTGGAAAATATAAATGATTGGGATAAAACTACATATTACGGTTTGTCCAAATACGATCTCCTTGGTATCCTTTGGGAAAATAGGACGCCAGGACCCGGGCTTATCATTCCCGATCACATTCGGCTTTGTATGTTTCATGCAATCCACAATATATTCACTCAATTCTGTTTTACGCGCAGCTGCGGATTCGACCAATTCTGCTTGTTCATCCAATGTTAAATCGTCCTGATATTTCTGAGTCATGGACGGCTGTGCCGTGTCGTATTCAATATTACGAATATATTTATCTGTATTATACGGAACTAAATTGCGAAAATATTCGCGATTCAATGCGCTTTCTAATAAAAATAATTCGTCGTCGCCTATTTCAAAATCGGACTGTGTAATATTCAAATAGGACTTGGGCTGGAACATGAATACACGGACCCTTTTATACCGTAACATTTCATCCGCTAATCGTCCATAATATATGCGCACATTGTCGCGACCCCCAAGCAAATGTTTTTGAGGAAAAACGGTGGAGCAAGACCCATTTTCGGTATTCAAACAATACTTTTGCGTATTTTTTTCGCCACATTCCCCATCGCCATCCGTATTGCACAAAAAGACATTTTCCATGGAATCGAGAACCTGCGCATCAAACTCTTGGAAAGTTACATGAGGTTCTAACAAAGTTTTCAGGTGTTTTTCGATTAAACTAAGCTTGTTGTGATATGTGATGGATGGGTCATCAATTATAGTCAATATATCTTGGCGTATTTTTCGCTTGTCGTAATCGTTCAACTGTATGCGTGCAATCGTTCGGAATAAATTGTAAAACTGGGTTTCTAATGTAATATTTCGCAATGTATCCACGCGCGTCCGCTCTTCCTCCTTATTTGTAGCCAATGTCGTATCTGCATTTTCGCCGTCTTTCATTGCGTAACTGGAGTGTTTTACACTTTCAATTCCATCACTGTCTATGGGCTGTGTTGGTGGGTTGATTTGAACAAACTGATTTGTTTCAGTTAAAAATCCGACGACCAAACCATCTTCAATGATTTTCACCACGGGTTTGCTAAACACTTTGCCGTCAGTATCGACAGATACACCGACTAATCTGTCGCGCGTTTTGCGATAATCTATCCATAATTCAGGGTCGTCCATATATACACTGGGCAAATCGTCTATTTTTGCGGAAGGAAAGCACGGTACGTATAGCAATTCTTGGCCCGCCTCCTTATTGGTTCGTATTCCGATCACTTTATTTCGATAATTCAATACTTGCCCTTCCACGTTATATTGATGTAGTTTTAACAGGCGAATCATTTCCTGCGCCAAAATATTTCGCTTAAAACTGTATTTTCGGGGCATGCTCGGCAAAGGTGCGCAATATTTTTTCGAGGTATATTTGATTAGATGCAACATTTCTTTTACACTATCCAGTGCATTATGCTCTAAAAACGCCTTTTTAAACACAATTTCGGTCTTCTTCGTTTCAATGGGTTTTATAACATAGACCACGTTGCTATCAGAATCTATCACTTTTCCTTTTACAATGGTTTCATTTGCTTTCATCACATACGCGAGTGCATCCGTCTTGGAATGCACAATACTTTCTAACTGTTCGTATAAATGAACCGGTTCAAAATAGGTGCCTTGTTGAATCAAAATCACGGTTTCTTTACGAGGGTCATATTCAATTGTGGAATACGCATTTGACGGACACACCATTTGAACCTTTTCGGTACTATCACTATCGGCCAATTTCAGAATCACCCAATTAAATCCATCCTTCATTAATTTCGAATTGCGTTCAGATACAATATCCCACAAATACGTATAATCAATATAGGAACCATTGTCTTGCAGAAATTGTACGAATTTTTCATAGGCCGCAATACTATCTTCTAAATAGTCCAGCTGTGTCTCGTCTTGGACATTAATCGTTTTATAAAACGCGGTGTCTGAATATTTATCTATATCCAAATCGCCTTGTTCGATGATTTCCGGGCGGAAAATAGACGCCAAATTCCCATTTTGAAAACGAACAAACATATCCAAATCAATTGATCGCGCCAATATCGAACGCATTGTTTCAATGCTCGGCACTTCCGGCAAATCATGCTTATATGCATAATAATATGCGACGCATCCCATAAATGATTGATTATCCGACTTTTCAACACCCCGTCGAAGTAAGCATGGAACATTCGACCGTATCAATGCGGGGTTTTGTACGTCGGTCGCAAAACTATTATCAGTTTTCAAGAAAAGCTGCATAGCCATGGGTAAAAACCCCCAACGCTGGTTTGGAATCGGATAAGATACTGCACCAATAATATAGGAACTTGCCTTAAACGTCGGTATATTGTCGCGTGCTTTTGTAGTATTACCTTTTGTTTTTTTAGCACCAACCCCGTCATCTGCATATTCGCATTGTTCTCTACGGGTCACCTGGTCTTTTGAGTCCCATGCTTTTCCAAAACAACACGGCGCACACAAATTGTCCGGATGTTTGTCTTTCTTCAAAAAACCCGGGACGTGTTGCACATATTTCCCGTCTTTCATATGAACCTTGGGGTTATTAAATTCATACACGTATGATCCTGGTGGAACTTTATCCGCACCTCGTGGTATAATCGCGCCACACTTTCCGGCTTTCACGTCGTCTTCGCTAATGCTCGAATTTGTTTTCAAACACCAATATCTTGGACAAATGTACCAATTTTTTTTATCGGGGTCCGATCCATAATGCAACGCTTTTCCGTAAGAACCCGGGTTTGTCTCATCGATGCGGCGCTTTTCTTCATCCGTCAAAATAACGGGTTGTCTTTTATCTCCAGACGGACACGCTTTTGAATATAACGGAAATTTGCTGGTTTCTTCTGTTACAAATAAAACCGGGTCTAATTCCATCATTCGGCGGAAAAACGGGCTGGGGTTTTTAATAGGCATACCATCCACATTCGCCTTGTATTTTGCGTTATCATCATCAACTTCGGGCGTATTATTTCCGCCATAAAACGCGTCGTCATCCGCACCTTCATTCCCTTCTCCTTCAACATCTTCGTAATCGTACTCATCCGCATAATCGAATGTGATTCCACCCTTGTCTCCATCATCACGTACGGACGCGGATTCGTCTTCTTCTTCGTCCGCGTCTTCCCCAAATCGAAGTGGCTGGATTTTATATAGCTGGGTGGATACTTCGTCGATGCCTGAAACAATTACATTTTCCACGACGGGCTCAACCGGAGCAATTATTGCACGCGACTTGGTGTGAAACTGCTTTAGTTGAGCAGCGGGAACTTCCGTACTCTTCGGATATTGAGACATGCGCAAAATAGTATCGATATAAATGTGCAATACGTCAATGTATTCGATGGACTGTACATCAGACACTTCGACCACCAGCTCGTTTTTTAACGACCGCATTTTCAGTTCTACCGGGAACCCCGGATTTTCCAAAATTTTATCTTTCAGCATTTGATTTCTGGACGTAAATTCGCCATATAATATCAAAGCCTCTTCTTCATTTACACCGAAATTATCGATCAAACCGCGCAAAACGTCGTCGATGTTTCCGGTGCGACCATAGATTGCAGTAATAAGCGCCGATTGTGCGTCCATTTCCTTGTAATTTTTAACGCGCTTAAAACGCATTTTGGCTCCTTTGGCTATGTCCTGGCTTTCCACGTCGAATACAGTTGTTATATAAGACATTTGTTGCGCAATCGATATTTTCGTATCAATTTGCAATACGCATTCGTAGGTTAAGTTCAATCGCTCAATATTTGGCCCATTCAGACCTTGAAACTCGCGGATTTTGTATCCAGACGATTGAAAAACGCCATTTATGTAATGTAATACGGGTTGGACATGTTCCATAATAAATGCTTCTAAACTGGTTACATCCAATGTCTGTAGCAACGTGCCGGTAATTTCAATGAACGAATTGCTATATATGTGCATAACAATGGGCGCTTTTGGGTGAATATACAATGAAATTTGCTTTCCACGCGCCAACTCGCGAGAAAGTCGCATAATCGTGCTTTCCTCCAGTGAAGGGATTTTTTTCCCATTGTCGGATATTTGTTTTGAATAAAACCGATACATATTTTCGCGACGATTTCCCGGATTATATTTGATAAATGGTACTTGTTCCGAACAATGAATCTGTTTAAACAACAAGTCCAACGGAAGCAAATGCTTGAAATCGTTGGGTTTTATAATGACCGAATATTTACGAATCCCGCGTTGAATATATGGTAATTCGCGATCGCTTCGATTATTTACCGGAAGACGCCCCCAAAAAATTTCGTGGAATGTTCGTAAAATACTATCTTGATGTTTGCTCCACGTTGTCTCTAATGCATCCGTTTCCTTCGCAAGATCGAGCGAAGCCTCCATCAGCAGGTCATCGCGAACCAACCCTCTTTTTTGTAATAACGGATAATATAATTCGCAGAAGTATTCTTGACTGCTTCCTCTTTCAGCTGCATATGAATATACATTCTTTGCTAAACATACCATAATTTCATTTGTTTGCGTGTAATTTAGTAAAAGACTATTTTCGAATGTGAGTATCGGATTTTTAGAGGATACCTGAAACCGTACTGGCTCTGTCCATAATTGGTTATGGTATGGATTGACTGGGAAACGATAATCATAATGGTCCTGAAACTCCATGCCTATCGGACGGTAGATTTGATGTGACGCAGTGTTCCCAAGTGCCGTCCAATCATCATAACTAAACACGTCTTTTGTTAATACGTCACTCGCCTTTCCATCGGATGTTGCTATATTGTGTAATACATAAGGGTCCAGATTCAAATTGCTCGCATATTGGAAAAAGCGTTCCTTGGTCAATGGAATGGTTTCGTCTCCCGTAATTTCGCGATACAATTCGTTCATATCAATTTCAACAGATGCAGTAGAAAAAAGGTAGAGTTCTTCCAGGGAAAGTGAGGACCCACCCCTTTGCTTGTCTTTCGCGTAACGAGTCAATTCTTGGACAATTTTCCGTTTTATCTTGCGAATCGTGTCGTCTTTGTAAATAAATGCGTCTGAAAATACAACATCTACTCCCTTATCTGCAAAATACGCCAATTGAATGTCGCTAAATATTTCATGGTTATTTTCCGAGGTCAGGCGTTGTCCGCAAAATACATGAACCCGTTCTAAACTGCCTGTTTTATCAAGTATATTGATTTTGTAAATATCTTGGACCGGAATTGTAATATGATTTGCGATATCATCACGGTTTGATTCTGTGTCGTTGTCCATTATAATATGCGTGTTTTTTTTTATGTAACTATAACATATAATGACGAAGCGGGCTCTTTTGATCGGAATTAATTATATTGGTACCGCAAACCAGCTGCGCGGTTGCATAAACGATGTAGCGAATATGCGCGAAGTGTTAATTGGACACTACCACTATTTACCCGAAAATATTGTGGTTTTGCGCGATGATAGTCCAGACACTCGATTAAACCCGACCAGCGAAAATATTTTAATGAATTTACGACAGCTCGTTTCCATGTCCTCGCAATCTTCTGAAATATGGGTCCATTACAGTGGTCACGGTTCATCTATACGCGACACGAATGGAGATGAAGCATCCGGTATGGATAGCGTGATTATTCCATTAGATTATCAAAAAACCGGTGTTATTAGTGACGATACTTTATTCAACATTATACGAACCAGTGCATGTCCGACAATTGTGATGTTCGATTCTTGCAATAGCGGAACAGTCTGTGACTTGCAATGGTCGTTTCATTGTGAAACACGCAAGAAACAATTGACGTTTCACCGTACTAAAAATAACAACAAATCTACATCGAATCTGTCCATATTTACGATGAGTGGTTCTCGCGATGACCAAACAAGTGCGGACGCATACGAAAATGCGTCAAAAACATATGGTGGCGCATTCACGTGCGCACTTTTGCAATGCATGATCGATTTAAAATATAATGGAAACATATTCACATTATATTCAGCTACGTGCAATCTGCTAAAACATCGCGGGTTTTCACAAATACCAATTCTATCATCGAGCAGTATGACTCCAAATTTTATATTTACTGGAGCAAAATCATCGCTGATGGTAAATAATAATCAACGACATTTGCCTAAAATATTGTCCATGCGATTCCACTAATTTACGACCATTTGCTCATGCATTAAGAATCGTAATAGGGGTTATCGTGTATATCCATTCCACAATATTCCGCCGGTTCCATTTTATAATCTTTCGGGACGTGAATCCCGGCCTCATATGCATTTTCTAAAAGGAATTTGAAATTATCCCAAAACTCGGTTTTATGTCCAACCGATTTAGTCGCGATGTGTGCGAGTTCGTGAATGGCTACGAACATCAATGTATGTTCGTCGATCAAGTGATCCTCACCCTCGCGCTTTTTATTCAGGCAAAACGCCAATTTTTCCCCCTTATTTTCACTATATGCGGTATATTCACTAGTGGGAAGCGTTTCTGATATGCGCTGGGGGTTATATCCTTCGACCAAGCGCTTCACATTCTCTTTACCGTCATGCTTTTTGCGGGTATAATCAACCAATTGTTTGCATTTTACATTCACCTTAGCCAACCGATCGGCCGCATCTTGGAGCCTTTCACGGTCCCTTACGCAATATTTATTCCCATCAACCGTTGATACAATACATTTCAATTGAAATGCATCGGAATTGAGATATATATGAGCACATATGCATATGATAAATCCAACTAATATATAAGTAAATATGTCTATTTTCTCCATGTTTATGTTATATATTACATAAATATAAACATGGATAGCGATAATAAATTGTAGTTTATTATCGTTTCGAATTAGTGTATTGCACTTCGGCATTGGAATTGTGGAAATAATTATGCACAGCCCAACTCAAGAGGGACACGACCCAGATCGGGCTCGTATGTGCTCATGTTCCAAGGTCCAACGGTCTGTTTCACAATAACCGGGTCGGAGCGAAGCTGCAAATTCGCATTCTTCAATGTTTGGCCGATTGTATCTAAACCAATGATCGATCCGGCCTTCAATAAATCGGGAAGAATCGGCTGATTGTTGCTGACGGGGTTTAATGCAGCCCATTGACTGTTCTTATCGATGGGAAGCAAATCTGCGGGGTTAGCAACCGGCTGCTGGCTGTAGTTGCTTGCGCCGGCAGGGGGAACATCGATTGTCGAGGGCTCGGCATAAGGAGCACCCTCAGCAAGAGGCTGGGCTTTTTGGGCCAGGTTACGTTGAGATGGCTGCACCTGTGTATTTACGGCCATGCTATCCATCACGTGTCCCTTGCTATCGGAGTAGGACATCATTGCCCAAATAATAAGTAAAATAGCTGCTGCGACAAAAATCCATTTTCCATTTTCGGACGTTACTAAGTTAGTCAATTGCTTGAACATTTCCGTTTATATAAACGGTGGATAAAATTTTTAAGGATGTCTGTATATGTGCCCGCATTCAATTGATACATCCCCCATTCCACATAAATTAGAAATAAGTTTCTCTAAATGTTTGCTTAAAGAATATGATTTTCATGCTCCATGTGATTTTCAAAAAAACGGTCTTCTTCGCCGTTGTCGCTATCTTCATCATCCAACATGTAGGTTTTCTTGATTTGTTTTGCTTCTAAATACGCCCGAAGCGCCAGATTTCGCGCAATTTTCGCTTTTTTCCTCGCATCGCGATACTTTTCATAATAGACGTCAGTTCGCTCTTTTATTTGCACCGTTTCCGTTTCAGGGACTTTGTCTAAAGTTAGGTTGAATTCAAAATCTTCTAAAATGGGTGGTGCCTCTAAACTTTTGAAATCCAGTTCTGAATGTATTTCAGCCAATACATTATCCTTTTGCACTTGGGGAGTTGGCTCGGCTCGATCCGCTAAATTTGGTTCAACGCCGCAATTGGGGTCCTCGCATACGGATGAAGATAGAGGCTCGACCTTAGATTTCGCATCGGTATCAGAATTGCTATTTACTATATCAGACACTGTAGCCGTTTTCTTATTGCCTAAAAGACAAGTCTCGAATAACAATTCTTTGGGTGAAACAGTCATCATTTGTTTGATTTCCATTTCAATTTGAAAACTACGCGCAGAACATTTGATACCTTGCACCTCCAAAATGGTAACCACATCTGTGTTTTCCTGAATGGTTTCTGCTTCTTGTTCCTCTTCCTCTTCGTTGTATATCTTCAAACTAATTTTGCCTAAACGTGTGGAAATATTCGTTCGTGCGATATAAAACTTGCCGGATTTGTAAATTTTTAAGGGAGAAGCGAAATAATTCTCTACATCAGACAACTCCATCTCCGTCTCAAACCATTTTTCGCGATTTGCATAAATCGCATTGCATGTATGCACTTCTAAATTTTCCATCCACTGAATAAACTCCGCATTTTCGTTCGTAAATAGCAGATCGGTATAAGCGCGTTTTCCAGATTTCACGATCCCACCGCGCGTCTTACATTTAGGCGGTTGAATATACAAGGGTGCGCCACTCATTACATATCGAATAAAATAATTCCCACCGTTTATTACGGTGGGTGGTGTTACTACCAAATTTTTAAAGTCGAATTTCGACGCCGGGTCGTGTATTTGTGTAGTCATTTCAATAGTGTGTTGTGATATTTTTGTTTTATATCTTGGACGCAGTGTGTTCGTTTGTTAAACGTAACCCGTTTATCATCTTAATTTAAGCCAACATCAATACAATTATATTATGAAATCGATACGCGATACTTGTATCGATTTTTTACAAAACGAAGATACTCGTCGCGACGTACATGCGATTATTCAGCCCATTGGGAATATGGTGTATAACGAAGCCTATCCGTATTTATGGTTTTTATGCGTTTATCATGTATTTCTTACGTTTATAGTTTTAGCCATTTTAATATTGTTAATTCGCGTGTTAAACCATTTAGGTGGATTTTATATTGCTTCTGAAATGCTACTTGATAATTATCTTGGTTAATATATATAAGAATGGTGAGTCATCACACGAAAACTGCGAAAAAACATCACACAAAAAGTGCGCACAAGCGCAGAGGACACGCATCTAAGAAGATGCGCGGTGGAGTATGCATGGGTGCATCTGGGTATGGTACTGCGGCATTCGGCAGCACCGCGAGTCAAATGGCCCAACTTGATAATTCAAGCCCGGCCAGCACTTTGCTTGTCGCACACCCACCCGCCGGAATGGTTGGTGGAATGCTTGTCGCACGCCCACCCGTCGGAATTGCAACAATGTCTGGTGGAAAGCGCCACAAGAAAGGGGGCAAAAAGCACGGCGGTTCTGCTCTGGCGGAAATCGCAGTCCCCATAGTTCTTGTCGCTGCAAATCAAATGTACCGCCCAAAGGCGTCAAGGAAGCACAAGGCCATGTCTTTCCGCAGACGTCGCAGCATGCGCGGCGGAGATGTTGCCGACGTGAGTGCCGAACTAGACACTAGTATGGCCACTGGCGCAAAGGTGTTCGCCATAGAGGCTGCCCCTGTCTAAATAAATCGATACACTCCGAGAATTCATTTGTAATTGCAATACAAATGAGTAAAGAATTGACTGTTCCCGGGCAAAATGATTTCGTACCCAAGGTGCAACGATGGGTACAATTGGACACACAATTGAAAATGGTTCAAGAAAAGGTAAAGGCTATGCGTGAAGAACGGCACAATTTGGGTACTGAAATATGCACCTATTTAGAAGCGCACAATATTGCCCATAAAAAAATAGGCATTCATGATGGTGATTTAAAAATCTGCGAGAAAAAAGAGTATTCTCCCCTCACGTTCTCATTTTTAGAGACGCATTTAGCGACTTTAATGACGGACCCGACACAAGTCGAATTTGTAATCAACTACCTGAAAGAACATCGTGAAATTAAAACAGTCCAAGAATTGAAGCGAACCTACAAAACACCCAAATAACGCGTATGGCGAAAGCAAGTATCTGTGTTTATGTTATATAATGCGGGTTCATAATATTCACATTGAGTGTATTGACGGTAAATGTAATTATTCCTCTAAGAAACGGTTACGAGAATTAGCTTGTCCAAGAAACCCCGAAGACGAACGTGAAATATATGGGTCAAAAACGGGGTTTGAACGATTCCAGGATTTAGGAATCCCCGTTTTACTTCTTCAAAATGATATTTCCGCACAGGAAGATAGTATGTGTGATATAGATTATACTGGCGACGTTCAACCAATATCAAACGACTTATTTGATAATTTATTTAATGCTGTCCAAGATTCTCCTATTCAAAGAAAACAGTCAAAAAACACGCGAAAGGTGGATCGAAGCAAGCTTAAAAACACTCGAAGAAAAAACAATAAATGAAACCATTGAACAATTCAAATGGTCGTCGGTCTAAATCCACAAATTGTTTATCATAATACATTAAGACGCCGTATTATGATTTCACGTGCAATCGCGGCCATGCGATGCATGGGCAAGCCACCAAATAAAGGTAAGAAGAAGAAGCAAAAGAAACCCGAAAATAAATCTGACCAGGTAAATCCGAATATATCAGTTGCCGTGCCCGATGAAGCAAATCCGAATATATCTGTTTCCGTGCCCGATGAAGCAAATCCGAATATATCTGTTTCTGTGCTCGATGAAGCAAATCCGAATCAAAATAAATCCAATCGCGGCAAAAAAAAGAAGAAACCTGGGAAAAAGCAACGGGCGAAAAACCCGCTCCAAAAACCGATGTTAAGACGTGCGGCGCCAAAAAAATATAACTCAGACCAAAATGCACAGCAAACATTAAATGTGCTTTCTAACAATTGTGTTCGGAAAACGAACCATCTTTGTGATACAGACAATACACCGAATAATATAACGCTAACAGCCGAATTTGAATCATTAGCTACATCTGCAAATCGACATGCGCCATATACTATGATTGAAGTAACACAATTCCCACACGAAGATAAATTCCAAGAATATGCATTTGGACATCGCGCAAAACATTGTGCGAGAGCACTATCATTAAGCATTGAACATATACAAATTGAACCCGATAATTTCCCACAGGATTACTCAAACGCCAAGATAGATAATTTATTTGCGCAAACACGAAAAACTACAAAACCCATGATTTCAATTGGCGCAGACATATTTCAATATGATTATAGTTGTATAGCCGACGAACACACGAATGTCCTGCAGCGTCGATCAAATATACATTCAAAACCACTCTTATTGCAAGAACCCGATTTTGAACACCGTTACGAGGAGGAAAATGAGTACATTGTTACGCTGATCGACAAATTATTATGCAGATCAAATATACATTCAAAACCACTCTTATTGCAAGAGCCTGATTTTGAACACCGCTACGACGATGAAACCGCGGATATTATTACCTTAACTGATCGATTATTATTATCTCGATCAAACATACACTCAAAACCACTTCTATTACATGAACCCGAGTTAGAATACAAATTCGATGAGGAAAACGCGCACATTGTTACACCAATAGATCGATTGTTATCTCGAGCAAAAAATAGCGCAAAACCGTTCTTATTACACGAACCCGATTTTGAACACCATTATGCCGCGGAAAATGATCTAACGGGTACGCGACCCGATTATTTCTTAAGTCGAACAAAAAATACCGCAAAACCGCTATTGTTGCAGGAACCGGATTTGGACCACCAATATGCCGCAGAAAACGATCTAACTGGTGCCCAACCAGACTATTTCTTAAGTAGAATAAAAAATAGCGCAAAACCGCTCTTATTGCAGGAACCTGATTTGGACAACCAATATGCCGCAGAAAACGATGTAACTGGTGCCCAACCCGACTATTTCTTATGTCGAACAAAACACAGCGCAAAACCGCTATTATTGCAGGAGCACCAGTATTTCGCGGAAAACGATCTAACTGGTTCCCAATCTGACTATTTATTATGTAAGACGAAACATAGTGCAAAACCGCTATTATTGCAAGAAACCGATGCTGACCGCCAATACGACGTGGAAAACGATCTAACTATTGCACCGTCAGACTATTTCCTATCCCGAACAAAACACAGCACAAAACCGATGTTATTGCAGGAAGCTGGTCTGGAAGACCAGTACGACGCAGAAAATAATTTATTCGAGACGAATGCAGACAGCATGTTTTATGCAATGGCGCAAAATAATAAACGTAATTCGCATGGAATCTCATTTATAAATCCGCAATCTTCGCTTGGCGCAGAAGACGATTCAAACATTGAACAATATATACACGATGTAACATTCGCGAACCGAACTAGAAATATATCAAAACCATTGACTTGCACATCCGATTTGGACAATAATCAGGTAGCCAATGTGCATGGGGCACCTAATCGACTGGATTATATTTTATTTACTAATGTTCGCGACGAGGCACATATAATTGAATGGATTGCACACCATCAAAATATTGGTTTTACTCATATTTTCATTTTCGACCATTTATCCAAAATACCGGTAGAATCTATAGTGAAACACATACCCAATGTGTTCGTTGAACGAATAAATATTGAATTAACAGACGGAGTTCATTTAAAGCAAGATTTGATGCAACTCGCGTTACGTTATATAGCAAAGCCCGCGGGTTACGAATGGATGTTGTATTTAGACGCCGACGAATTTTTAGTACTACCCAAATATAATTCCATACGGGATTTTTTAGGTGCCTATCCAAACGCACATCAAATAGGCATCAATTGGCTATGTTTCGGGTCAAACCACATGGATAGTTTAGAAAAAGGAACCATACTCGAAAATTTCACAAAATCCGACGATTGTTTAAATGAGCATATCAAAAGTTTTGTTCGTCCAGAATACGCATTGCACCCGTATAATCCACATGTATATACGATGAAAAAATGGACATTATCATGCGCGATTGACCATCGTAAATTAAATGTAAATAAACCTTATTTCTTTCCATGGTCAGAAGATGCGTTCCCCGATGTTACTACAATTGATGCATACGTGGCGCACTATAGTCATCAAGATTATGCGACATATATTAAACGTAAATGTGATTTACCTCGCGACGATACCGGTGAAATGCGCGAAGTATTATCGCGAACAGAAATTCACGCGAAGCATAACTCGATCGAAAATTTTGTGCCGCGCGATTTATATAATGAACGAAATAAAGAATTAATGGAATTGTGGGCAAAAATGGTAAAATAAAAGTGTGTGGTTTTACAACGCTGATTATGATATAGGAATATCATAATCAAATTTAGCAATCTATAATTTCATTCAAATCTATAAATGATGTACAAGGGGAGCAGTTGGGGTTGAAGTTACCATTGGGTTTGCGGGCACCGTTGTTTGTGTAGTTGGCGTATGTTTTGTAGTCGCACCAACCGAATATCGTGACCATTCAGCCGAATTGAAACTATTAATTTCAGCTTGTTTCCGCATTTTTTTATCCAAATCACTTTCGGGGGGCGCGGTATTTGAAAACGGCAGATCTGGTATCGACGCGCTTGGTTCCCATCCATCCGGTTGTACCGGTTTCACCCCATAGCAATTTGCGCCAAACCGGATGTATGGATTTGCGAAATAGCCACCATTTATACCAGGGCGCCCACATGCGTTCATTGTAGCATCACTTGCCTGTAATCGATTCCATGTCGATTTTTGTGTGGGAAAAAACGCCATTTGGTCCGCCGACCATCCGTAATTGCACCATTCCCCTCCCGCATTATATGCACCCTCAATCTGGTCATAAGTGGCTAAAGATGCATCAAACACTTTGCACACTTTTTGGGCCTCTTCATAGGTGTAAATATTATTCCCAACATTATAGACTTGTTTATCAACGGCTGGTGACGACAGCACTGCAGAAGAAGGTGCAGTAGAAGGTGAAGGTGCAGTAGAAGGTGAAGGTGAAGGCGACGCGAATAAGTTATTCATATCTTGCTGCAATCCGCTCCACATCGATGTCGGGGTGGGAGTCGATGTCGGGGTGGGAGTCGATGTCGGGGTCGCAGTTGATGTAGGTGCAGGGGTAGCATCCGAATACGGTGGTAAATTTTCAATATATCGAACCGTATTATTATTCAACAAAATATCTACAATGGGAATATTTAATAAATACTTGAAAAAGAAAATGAGACCAAATGTAGCATAAAAAATCCATATTTTATGTTCGACTAAACCAACCAGTACAGGTTTTACATCGGGCGCCATGGGAACTCGCAAAATATATACTAATATAAAAAATACAACGGTGAACCAAAATAGTTCCAATAATGACCACGGGTTGTTAAAAAACTGATAAGACCATAATAAAAACCATCCGAGCATATTTGTTTGACTACTATTCGGCATCTGATAATAGGTTCCCATTACCGTAATCGCAAATAACGCAGCTAAAACAAAATCAATGATCCGGCTATACGCCAATTGCCCACTGCTTTCTGCGCTTAATTGACGGGGAGCGAATATTGCACTACCAAAGCGATAAGTAACATATGCCGATGCTACCCAGAATAGAACGGTCATGGTAGTCGAATTAAACACATCCTTGAATAGATTCGTAAATGTAGTTTCGGCAGGAGAACTTGGGAATGGTGGTATCGTCGTTGGCGTAGGAGTTGCCGTTGATGTCGGAGTAGGTGTCGATGTCGGAGTAGGTGTCGCCGTCGATGTCGGAGTAGGACCAGAACATGTCCGTGAATATCCCTGGTCTTCAAATGAGCCGCATTTGTTATTTGCGCTATTCCAATAGCACGGGTATCCGAAATTGCTATTCGGGGTCGCAGTGCAGCTCGCACAATTATTGAACTGGGTGCAACTTGTTTCCCCGAGCAGGGGGGTATTGGGGGCCGCAGTTTGTACTTTATTTGATTGAGACGTCTCCATATTTTCTATATAAAAAGTAGTATATAGAAAATAGATATATTTCTTACTGTTATTCTACTATTAGATGTACATAAAATCAGAGAATCATTTGCATGCGAATCACTCATTTATCTTTTTCGGTAAAATAGGCAATATGCTGTCGGCGTTACAATGTTCGTGGCGACTAAATGTCTATCTAAACGTGTATCGTTGTAATGTACCCATTCATCACTCGCATTTTTCACATAAGAAGTGTAATGTCCTCCCATCGGACCACCGGTGTGGTTACACACGCCATATAAATCATACATGTATTGCTTTGGATTGTAACCACTTACATATTTCGCCAGATTCAACCCTTCCATTGGGAAATCAACCAAACCCTGTATTTTGCGCGTTCCGTCGGCAGTAAAGCGTTTCAATGTGATGACTAAAATCTTTGGAAAACTCCAAAACGTAATCCGTTTCTGAACAGATTCCTTTGTCTGCGTTTTCTCATTGTACCACGCATTTTCACCATCTAAAACTTCCGAATGGGTAAATGCATCTAAACAATCGTACAAAGACGGGGTTTGTGTAGGCAGCTCTAAATCTAACATGAAAAAGCTCTCCGGCGTCGCAGAATGTATTGTTTTACCATCTAATGACGTTAGCTGCGAAACATAAATACCATAAAACATATCCATAATCTCCGAATATTCTTTTGAATAGGTGCGCTGCAACATCTGGTAACACTCTTTCGCCATTATATCTGTCGAATTTTCAGCGTTTCCCATAATTTTCATAGTCACACTGCGCGAAATACTATTATGCATACATTCTACTAAAAACAATAAAAACTCAGTCAAATCGTTTTGTGCCCACCCGGTGAATAAATCGCGCCCCTTTTTCTCGGCCAATTTTTGCACATGATGCACGAATCTATTCGGAGAAACAACGCCATTTTGTTTCCACATCACGGTGCGTAGATTATTCCATTCACCTATTAATACGCTATCGGGAAGCGACGGTTTTAACGACCGTTCGTATTTTGGAGAGCATAATAATTCACTCAATTCATAGGTGTGATTTAATACTTGCATGCACGAATTTAAAAAACATGTGTTCCCCAGGTTAACCAGTCCCGTATAACCCGAGTTTTTATATTTGTTGAGATCCATATGGAATATGAATTTATAGAATAATAATATATAGAGCTACGTCTTTATATTCTATTATCAAATGGAGAATGACCTATCTGAACAATTAACGCGTATTTTATTAGAACATTTGCGAGGCAATCCTGCACCACCACAATCTACTACATTGGACCGTCATCTGGATACAATCTACGATTTATTTCAGGGGTATAATGGTATTATAGAACAATACCAGCGCAATATCGGCGATTTAATCACTACACTGCAATCTTTACAAAATATGACTTTGCGTACATCGAACGCGAATACCCGTCCACGTGTTGCGACGACAATACCACGCCAAACCCGGCAGTCCGGCGCGGCACCACGTGCGCCGGCGCCTGCTCCTGTACCGGCTCCCGCTTCTGCAATACAGCCGCCATCAAATAACACTACCGATTTGCAACTGTTATTAACGTATTTATTTCAACCTCCTGAAAATTCGATGGAACCATTGACGCGCGAAGCCATATCTGCTGCTACACGTACATATGGCTACACCGCAGAAATGACTACTCTGGATGCAAGTGGAAATTTATGTCCGATTTCATTGGAACCATTTCAGGTTGGGGATGTGATTTGTGAAATACGAGGGTGTCATCATATATTCCGACGACCCGCACTCATGGCTTGGTTGCGACGTAATCCCCGATGTCCTGTATGTCGATATAATTTGGGTGAGTATCGTTCTAACGGAGGACAAACCGGAGGACAAAACGGAGGACAAACCGGAGGACAAAACGGAGGACAAAACGGAGGACAAAACGGAGGACAAACCGGAGGACAAAACGGAGGACAAACCGGAGGACAAAACGGAGGACAAAACGGAGGACAAAACGGAGGACAAAACGGAGGAAAAAACAGAGGACAA